CGAACCAGTAGCGGGTAGATGTATAATGTTTCCTGCTTGGTTAATACATGGTGTTGAACCTAATGAATCGAATGATATAAGAATATCTGTATCATTTAACTTTTTACAGAAGACAATGTTTGTATGAAAATACATAAAGATAAAATAGTATTTAGAGAACCTCATTTACAGACTGAGGAAGGTAGAATGTCACAAACCGACAACCCAAGATGGCAGGCATTAAAAAAAGATATTGAAAAAAATGGAATTATAAATCCTCTTATATGTACAAAAGACGGAGATAAATATCGTTTATGTATAGGTATGAGAAGATTTATTGCAGGTTGTATATTAGGAATTGATGAATATGAAATAGAAGTTGTGGCAAATGAAGAAGTAAAAACTTTATTAAGTCCTAAAACTAAATATCAAACAAAACATAAAGATGGGACGGACATTGCACTATGACATTTAAATATCACGTTATAAAAAATGCTTTATCATATGAATTAGCTAATTTTATATTTAATTACTTTTTACTTAAAAGAGATGCTGTAGAATTTATGTATCAAAACAATATCACGTATGACAATGGCATGTTTGGCACTTGGTCAGATCCACAAGTTCCTAATACTTATTCTCATTACTCTGATATGGTAATGGAAACTTTACTCGTTAAAATGCTGCCTATAATGAAAAAAGAAACAAATTTAGATTTAGTACCAACTTATTCTTATGCAAGAGCATATAAAAAAGGAGATATATTAAAAAGACATAAAGATAGGCCTTCTTGTGAAATATCAACTACAGTAAACTTAGGAGGAGATCCTTGGCCTATATTTATAGATGATACGGGGTCTGACAATGTCATAGACGAGTATAAGAACATACATAAACCCAATGCACCTAAAGGCATAAAAGTCTTGCTTGAAGTAGGTGACATGCTAGTATATAGTGGCTGTGAACTTGAACATTGGCGAGAGCCGTTTGAGGGCAACATTTGCGGTCAAGTATTTCTACATTATAATCATGTAAATGGCCCATTTGCAGACAAAAATATATTTGATGGTAGACCAAAGCTAGGTGTACCAGCATTTGTAAAATAGTATTATAATGGAGTCA